AGGTCATCTGAAAAATGGTGGTAAAACTGCACCAACAACCGCCGGTATCGCTAATATGTTTAGTGGTAGAGGTGAGATTAAAAAAGCATTTGTAGGTGCGATGAGAGATTTAGAAAAATCAATAGGTGGTTTATCTAAAGCACAGAAAACAAAAGTATTTGGTAATGGAACCAAATGGATGAATTTAGAGGTTATATATCCACAAACGAGTAATATAATAGACTACGATGTAGCAGAAATAGTATTCCACGGAACTACCGAATATGATGAAAGTGGTAGGGCAAAAGGATATTCAAAAGATGCAGCTCGTATGTTACAAGGTATGATACAACAAGTAAATCAAAATATACAAAAAACATTTAGAATTAGTAAACCTAATTTCTTGAAAATGAAAAAAGTTCAAAACTATGGAGCAAAGAAAAGTTCTTTCTTAGGTAGATTGAATAAATTACAATCTCAATATGGATTGAAAGATACTGATAAATTAGGTATGTATCATCAGTCTTTTTGGCAAGAATACATTTTTAATGCAACAAAACAATTTAAAGTAAATTTAAAAGATAATCAATTAGTGAATTTAACTAATCGTTGGGCATTCTTTGATAAGTCATATAGTATAGGTCAAATTAAAAAAGACTTTAAAGATAGTCCAGAATTTATTGATTGGATATTAAAGACTGATAAACTTGACCATAATAAGATGTGGAAACAAAATATTAAACCATTTGAAATTTTATTCTTTCAAGTCGGTGCAGAAATATTAAAGAATATGTCAGGATTCTTAGCAGTATCACCAGACGTAGCAGTTCAAAAAATTAAGAAAGATGTAGATAGTGCATTAAAAGATTTACAAAAACCAGACAATGTGGAAAAATTAAATAAATTAAAAATACAAATAGAGAAATTAGAAGCTATTGGAGGTTCAAGTGCAATCGTTCCAAGTGAAGGGTTAGTTTTCAAATACAAAGGAAACATATACAAATTCACTGGTGCTTTTGCTCCGATTAACCAAATACTCGGTAGTTTAAGATTTTAAGGAGTTATAATGGCAAATTATTCAAAAGAAACAGAAAGACAGAATAAAGCACTCAAAGATTTAATGAGTGGTAAAGAACACGAAAAAGAATATATTCAGGTAGGATATGAGGGTAAGAAACAAGAAGACCTTGGTGGAAAGACCAGAGAATCAGAACTAAGTAAAGTAATGCAAGGTGTTAGAATGCCTTGGTTTTGTCCTAATTGTAAAAAGGCAATGAAGAAAAAACTTGATGATAAGTTTTGGAGAATGATGGGACATTGTTTTGATTGTCAAGTAGAAATAGAAAACAAACTTAGAGTTGAGGGTAAGTTTGAAGATTACGCACAAAATAAAATGTTAGAAAATCAAAAATCTCAATTAAAAGACTTAGAACAAAGTATAACAGACTTTGAAAAAACAGGTGGTAAAAAAACTTGGTATAATAATGTTGGTGTAAATACACCAGAACTTGAAGCAGATAAATGGGAAATGGGAAAACAGGAATTTGAAAAAACTATCAAGGAAGCAAGAGATTTCATAAAAGAAAAACGAGAAATCGTAGAAAAAGCACAACAACAACTACAAGGAGCAGAATAATGGGAATCATTAATGCAATACTAAATCTATTTTTTGGCGGAAACAAGAAAAAAGAAGTCAAAGAATTAGATAAAGCGATTAAAGTAAAAGACCAAGAAGTTAAAGAACTTGAAAAAGAGGTCGTAAAACTTGAATCAAAGAAAAAAGTTAACAAAAAAGAAGTAGCAAAACTTAAAAGAAAAGTAACCACTACTAAAAAACAACTTGAAAAAGCATCAGAAGCAGTAAAAGAAGATAATGTTGACGATGCAGTAAAATTTCTTAAGAAGTTTTCAAAGTAGTATATATTTATATATATGAGATATATTATATACATATTATTACTTGGGGGATTATTCTCACAAGAAGTTGATACAACTAAAACCTATACCTTTACAGAGGAAGAAGTTTTAGGATTCACCAATACTATTATGGAATTAGAACTAAAAGATAGTTTGAATGTTTCTTTAGTAGAGGATTTAGAATCACAATTACAACTTTTTGAAGAAAATTCAGTCATAGACTCTATGTTGATTGCAAACAAAACTATGCAACTCAATCTACTAAAAGACACTAATGAACTACTTGAACAAAAAGTAAAACTTGTCAGACCTAAATGGTATGAAAACAAGTGGATATACTTTACATTTGGAGTAGCATTGACTGCTACATCAGTTAAATTAGCAGGTCAAATAGTAGAATAATGGCAGAACAAATAAAAGAAGTAATCAAACAAGAATATATAAAATGTGCGCAAGACCCGGCATATTTTATGAAAAAGTATTGTATGATACAACACCCGATACGAGGTAAAATACCTTTTGAATTATATGATTTTCAAGAAAAGTCAGTTCACGAATTTAAAGATAATCGTTTTAACATTATTTTAAAAGCTCGTCAGTTAGGTATCAGTACATTAACAGCAGGGTATGCTTTATGGATGATGACCTTTCACCAAGATAAAAATGTTTTGGTAATTGCAACGAAACAAGAGGTAGCAAAAAACTTGGTAACGAAAGTTCGTGTTATGCACGCAAATTTACCGAGTTGGTTAAAACAGAAGTGTGTTGAAGATAACAAATTAAATCTACGATATATGAATGGTTCCCAGATTAAAGCAGTTTCATCTGGTCCAGAAGCAGCTCGTTCAGAAGCTCTATCATTATTGATATTGGACGAAGCAGCATTCATTGATAAAATTGATGATATATGGACAGCAGCACAATCTACATTAACTACTGGTGGTAGTTGTATTGCATTATCAACACCTAATGGTGTGGGTAATTGGTTTCATAAAACTTGGATAGAAGCCGAAGAAGCTAGAGGTATGTTTAATCCAATTAAATTACATTGGACTACACATCCAGACAGAGACCAAAGTTGGAGAGATGAACAAGATAACTTATTGGGTCCAAGTTCAGCAGCTCAAGAGTGTGATTGTGACTTCTTAACATCCGGTACTGGTGTCATAGACCCAGTTGTTTTGGAAAAAATGAGAAAGAATTTATGTATCGAACCAATAGAAAAACGAGGTATCGATAGTAATATGTGGGTTTGGGAACAACCAAACTACAATAAAGATTATATTGTATGTGCTGATGTGGGTAGAGGAGATAGTGCAGACTATTCTGCATTCCACATTATTGAGTTGGAAAGTTTAACTCAGGTAGCAGAATACAAGGGTAGAATAAATACCAAAGATTTTGGAAATATGTTGGTTTCAGTAGCAACAGAATACAATGATGCTCTACTAATTGTAGAGAATAATAACATTGGTTGGGCAACAATCCAACAAATTATAGACAGGGATTACCCTAATCTATTTTATACAAGTAAAGACTTACAATATGTTGATGTTCAACATCAAGTAACGAATAAACATTATCGTGAAGAAAAGAAAATGGTTGCTGGTTTTTCAACGACTTCTAAGACCAGACCACTAATTATTAGTAAGTTAGAAGAATTTTTTAGAGAGGAAAGTGTAGTGATTCGTAGTAACCGATTGGTTGATGAATTACTTACTTTTGTCTATATAAATAACAGAGCACAAGCGATGAACGGATACAATGATGATTTAGTTATGTCGTTTGCTATTGGACTTTGGGTTCGTGATACAGCATTAAGATTACGAACACAAGGTGTTGAATTAACAAAGAAAACCTTATCCAAAATGATGGATAATGAAGGTTTATACACCAACGAAGACATCAATAAAAATGATAGTTGGGAGTGGGAAACAGGTAAAGAGAAAGAGTCATTAGACTGGCTCTTATAAAGTGAGGTAAAAGATGGCAGATAAAACATTATTTGGAAGATTACAACGATTATTCAGTACAAACGTAATTGTTCGTAACGTCGGCGGTAAAAAGTTAAAAATCGCTGATACAGACCAAGTTCAAAAACAGGTTAAATCACATCTTGTTGATAGATATACAAAACTACACAACAATTTGGATTTAGTCGGAACAGGTTATTCAACCGTACATCAAATAATGGCAGCGAGATTAGCATTGTTTAAGGATTATGAATCAATGGATTCAGACCCAATCATATCTTCTGCATTGGATATATATTCAGATGAATCTACAATGAAAGGCCAGTATGGTCAAGTCATAGATATTAAAACAGATAACGAAAATATTAAAGAAATTCTACATAACTTGTTTTATGACATTATGAACATTGAGTTCAATCTATGGCCTTGGGTTCGTAATATGGTTAAGTATGGAGATTTCTTTTTACATTTAGACATTAATGAAAAATACGGAATTACAAATGTAGTTCCATTGTCACCTTATGAAGTCATAAGAGCAGAGGGAGAAGACCCAGAGAATCCTTACTACACTAAATTTTATTTAGAAAGTATTGAAGGAGCACATCCCTACTTCGGACAGAAGTCAAGTGGTAAAGGAAAAATAGAATTTGAAAACTTTCAAATCGCACACTTTAGATTAGCAAACGATAGTAACTTCTTACCTTATGGTAAATCTATGGTTGAGTCTACGAGAAAGATTTGGAAACAATTAACTTTAATGGAAGACGCTATGTTAATTCACAGAATTATGAGAGCACCTTC